AAGCCTTGGGTGATGGAGAAGTCCATAGGACTGTCTTTGATAGCTTCGTTGAAGACCTTCTGTAAGTCTGGATGGACTTCAGCAAGGCGATCTGCGCTTTTAGTTCCAAATGCGTATGTCATTGTGTAAAATCCATTTCTAATACGTTAACAGGAGCTTCCTGAGTGTTCTGCACTGCTGATGGTTTTCCATGAATAAATGTATTTAATTCATTCAAATACTCAGAATTAATTACTCCGCTATTCTGAAGCATCTGTATGCCTTTAGCAGCCACTGCTCCTCCGTACTTAGGATTATTTTGAGCCTTTGCTAATAAGGCCAATCCATTCATAGCATTCTTATTTGTTAAAGCATTAGCAATAAGCCGAGGAGTTAAGATTAACGTAGCTCCACTGAGCGCCAATTGTGCAGGATCAAGTTTATCTTTAATACTATCAGGTAGTACAAAATAAGCCAAGCCTAAGCCGCCCACTTGCATAGCTCCTGAGATTGCTTGAGTTTTTAAACCTCCTCCTCCAATTTCTTTTTCTAAAGCAAACTGAGCAGCGTTGGCAACTTCTTGAAGCTGCTTGTTTCCGTTAAACACAACATTAAAACCTTCTCTGAAAGTTTTATCTTGCATTTTTGTAGCAAACGTCCTAAGTCCTTCAGGAGAGCCGAACATCTCATCCAAATAGCCGTATTGCAACTCAGCCATAAGGCCCTTACTTTGTTCAGGGGGTAAATATTTCTGAGCTTGTCGAAGAGCGGCGCGTACTTTAACAAGGCGATCAGGAGTTTCAGGATTAAACAAAAATTTACCTACAGCTTGAGGTTCTGCTTTTAAAGCACTACGAATTGTAGCATCTTGTAGACCTTCCATTGCATCTTTGTATCCTTGCTGTGCATTAAAGTAATCCCTTAATAATGGGTTATTTGTTTTATTTGCAACAGTAGTTCCTAAGTTCATCGCGTCAATAGAATCAGCATTACTTAAATACTGTCCTGAACGTAGACCAGCAGGTTGATCAATACCACCTTTTAATCCTAAACTACGAGCAAGCGCTTTCTCTTCTTCGTTTCCAAAAGTGACTACTGCCACTTCGTCCATACGATTACGCAATCCTGCTGCTGCTTTATTATACCAAGTTTCTGAAGCAGTTGTTGCTTTTCCTTCTTGTTGCATACCTCGAGCACTAGCTAAGAAATCACTTCTAATTTCATGCGCCGCGCTCATTGGTATGACATCATCCAAAGCATTAATTTGGTTCAGAACATCAACTTGTTGTTTGACTGCATCTGGATAATTACCTTTAGGATACTTTTTCTGTATTTTGCTTAATTCCGCTTGAGCTTCAGCTTTATACGGAGCGATGTCTACACGTAATCCATCCCCTTCAATATCCATCCTCTGGTAGACAGGGCGGTATTTGTCTTTCATTGTTTTCAACGCTGTGTCTACAGCATTTTGAAAGCGAGAACCAACAATGGACTGAGTAGTGGCTTGATTAGCAGGGACATCTATTTTTAAAGCTTGTTTAAAAGCATCAGATGTGTCCAGACTTTCCATGACATCCGCAGTGCCTTTTTCAAGTGCTTGTCTCTTAGCTGCTTCATTTTTTGCAAATACGTTAGCTGTTACAGGAGACATTTTTAATGCTCCTTCAACACCTTGCGTAGCTACATCTCCTGTTAACTCGCCTTTAGTAAGAGTAGCTCCTCGGTTTGAAAGCCATTCTTGAGCGGCTTGCCGTTTTAATCCTTCTGGAGTATCGAAAAATCCCGGCCCTTTTGATAATTTCTCTTTAGCAATCTTGTAGGCTTTACCTCCTGTTTGAAAAACTAAGTTACCCCCAAGATCATAGAAAGCGTTCTCAATGCTATTTTCTAAAGCTTTCTGAGCTGTTTCAGAACTAAATACATCCCTCCCTGTAAGAGCTTGCTCTCCAACAGTTCCTGTAATTGTTCCTGCTGTGGAGCCGACTAATGAAGGGATATAAGGACGGGCAAAAGCAGGAGCCTTTGCTGCCATGCCCATAACAGGAGCCATTACGCGAGACTCAGCGAATAAAGCGGGAGCTAATCCTCCAAGTAATCCACCTAACTCAGGCAATGAAGTAGGAAGAGCGGCTTGAATAGGAGCAGCCAGAATACCTCCAATCGCTCCTCTAGTTCCTTCAAGCTGCCGAGCACGAGCAACTTCTTCTTCCCTTGTTGGGCCTTGACGAAGTTCCGCTCCGGGACTCTTGGAAAAATCAAGTTGCAGTGCATCCATTATCGTAATTCCTCTTGTAGTTTTTTAGCTTCTTCCCGTTCAGTAGCGGAAATAGTGTTCTCTTTCAGTTTTTTACCTAACGCATTTAAACGATTAAGTTTGGTAGTTGCTTCTGCTCGAGCAATGTAGGGATTAAACCCAGAGATAGATCCTTTATTTGCTTTTCTATATTCTTCGCCTTTTCGATAAGCAATTGCTTCAGCCTGTAAGCCTTTCTCTAAATCATCCACTAATCGTTTAAACGTCTCAGGTTCTTGTAAAATACCCGGTTTAATCTTTAACTGAGCTTCAAAATCTTTGACCGCAGGGTTACTACCAAAGTTTTTCTTCAACTCAGCAATGGCAAATTGCGTAGTCAACGCTTCCACAACTTCTGTATTAGAAGCGCGATCAACATCAATTGGCAACCCTAAACCACGGGCAAGTTTAGCAGCCCCCATTTTTGTGCTTGCTCCTGTACCTGCAAATGAAGAATCAATTAAAGTGCGTACATCAGCTAACTTTTTAGTCATTGCTGGAATAGTAGCAAATGCCTTACCTGCCTCGTTCCACTCTTTACCCTGCTCATCTGCTGCGCTCTTATTCCAAGCTTTATCGAATACGTCTCCTAAAGGCACATTAACGTCTGTCTTAGAAGTCAACTGACTGATACCACCAACATAAGGCTGTTTGACAACATTGTTGTCTTTGTCTTTACCAAACACAAACTGAGTTTGACCATCGCTGTACACAGGACGTTGAGTGCCATCTAGTGCCACACCAACCTTAGTAGGCTTTGCACCGTCTTTAGTGATCAGCTCTACAAGCTTATCAGCAAAAGCTGATTTGTATTCAGGTGAGTTTACTGTTCCTTTGGTTAAGGCGTAAGCAGCAGCATTCTTCTCTTCAGGAGTACGCACATCTGTTGGAGCAGGAATACGCAAAGCTTTAGCTGCTTCAGCTTTATTCTTTTCAATCTCGGACTGAGCTTTCTCAGCATCCATAGCAGCTTTCTTCAATGCTTGGGATTTAGCAAATGCTTCTTGAGCACCTTGCACATCGCCTTTCTGCACCAACTCAGAAGCTAACTTGCCCCAGCCTTCTGCATTGGTAGGAGCCACTTGCTGCATCAAAGACTGGCGTTGAGTAACACGAGCCAACTCAGGATCTTGAGCACCCAACATACCACCGATAGCACCACCGAGCTTGTTAGCACCTGCATAGATACTAGCGGTAGCACGTTGGAAAGGATCTAACTGAGCATACTGCAACGCTTGAGTCTGCAAGGCTGCATCGCGCTGTGCCTGAAGGGATTCTGGAGTGATCCCAAATAAACTATTAACTACTTCAGCCATTGTTATTCCTTATTAGAACCAAGAATTCTGCTCGGCTAACATACGAGCTTGTTGTGTCTGTGGATTAGCCAGAGCACCTGCTAAGTATTGATCCTGCTGACCGTAAGCCCCTTGAGTTGTGCCTCCGTAAGGACTAAAGTAATTACTTAATCCTGACATTAAAGCTTTGTTGCTGCCTGCACCGGAGAGCAATGCACCAAATGGGCTATAAGAGTTAGCAGCAGCCATAGCGTTAGCAGCATTGGTAGAGCCTGTCATCAAGGTATTACCCACGTTAGCGCCTGCTGAGGCAGCACGCCCACCCAACTGAGCACCTAAGTCCAGAGCACCCTGACCAGCACCTTCAAGGCTCTGAGCCAAGCCGAACTGAGTCTTCAGAGGGTTATAACCAGCAGAAGCCAAGTCTAAGCCAGTACCGAACAAACCTGCGCCGAAGGTAGTGGCTGCTCTGCCTTGCTCTTGAGCCTGAGAAGCCAGTGTCAAGTCCTGCAATGCCTGAGCGTTCAACAAAGCCTGTTGTTCAGGGTTAGCTGCGCCCATCATACCGCCTTGGGAGACTGCAACACCACCACGGCCTGTGTTGAACAGGTTCTGAGTTAAACCTGCTTGAGCACGTTCACGGGCAGGCTGCAAGAGTGCTTGCTGCTGTGCCATGTACTGCTGCGCTGCTTGCTCAGGGGACTCAGCCAAGTACTGCTGACCTAAGTTAAACAGTTGCTGTTGTGCTGCCTGAGCTTCCTCTGCTGTCTGCATACCGCCCATGCCTGCTTCAGACAACAAGCGATCACGCATAGCTGCAACTTCAGGAGAGACTGTGTAGCCTGCACCGATCAGGTTGCCTTGTGCATCAGTCTGGAAGTTAGAGGAACCGAAGCGGGTAGTGACACCTACTGGACGGAATCTCTGTGCATCTGCTGCGATACGTGCTGCTTCGAGTTGGGCGTTAGCTTGTGTCTGGGCTGCTTTCTGGGCTGAATTACCACCAAACAAACCACCTAACAGACTTAAACCACCACCAATAAGGGAGGAGAGAGCCATATATTTATTCCTTTTGTAACTAGAGAGATATTAGTCTGTTAAGCAGTACGTTTCCACATAGCCACTGTGATGTACGGCTGGAGGTTAGCGTTAGTTCCACTGGAACCCCCGGAGGCAACTGTAGTAGCCACAGAAATACCTGTGGTTGCGCTGGCAGTAGCTGAACTTTTCACACCAGCGGTAATGAAACCGCCGCCACCTGCTGATTCACCACCGCCTGCGTTGCTCAAGACAAACAACCCAGCCGAAGGGCCGTGTGTGTGTCCTGAATCAGTAACAGTCGATGTGGCTGTGTGAGTGTGGCTTACTGCAATAGCATCCTTACTACCGCCAGTCTCTTCTAAGGTATCAAAAGATGTATCAGATCCGTTCAGACCCACCATCACTCTACCTGCGCCAAAAGCTGTCCAAGTACCGAAACCAAGCAATGTGCCGGGGTTAGTGCTTACACCTGCGTTGATGTAGATAGAGCCTACAGGGTACAGTGCTTGCAAAGCAGCAGTCACAAAAGCTGTGGTAGCGACCTGAGTGGTGTTGTTCCCTCCAGAAGCTGTGGGAGCTGTCGGAGTGCCTGTTAAGGCAGGACTAGCCAAGTTAGCCTTGGTTTCAATAGCTGTGGCAATGTTATTAAACTCAGCGTCAATCTCAGTGCCTTTGATAATCTTTGAAGGATTACCTGAAGACAAAGAGTCTTTACTCGCAAAGTTAGTGCTTTTTACGTAGTCTGTCATGTTATACGATCTTTCCGTTCTTGGCCTGAATTTCAATCTTCTGGATGCTCAAAGCAGAACCGTTAATGTTTGCCTCGTAACCAGTCTGGACAACTTTACCTGATCCTGTAGGATAGGCAACAAGTGTTTGTAGGGTAATACCATCAGAATATTCTACACCACTAGTATTATACTCGGAAATTCCGAATTCTGCAACCCCTTGAGTAGGAATTTTACTGTTTTGTGAAGAATAATTCTCTTTAAAGTCATATCCCCACTTAATTGTGACGTATTGGTTAGAACCACCGATCACAACCACTGAGAGTTTTTTCAACACAGAGCTTACAGAAGGCGATCCTAAGTCAGTATGGTTAGTGAAGTACTGGAAGCGATAGCTGTTACCATTGTCCAAATACCCTGAATACTGGCCTACATAGCCTGCTTTACCGATCAATAAGCTCTTGTCTCGGAGGTAGCAAAAGCTTCTAGGCTCCATGCTATCCCAGACTGTTACCCTGCTTGAGCCATCCTGCAATGTAGCTTTCATGTCGAAGCAGTACACGGCTTTAAGGCTAGGCAATGTAAGTAAGTAGAAAGACTCAAAAGGACTGTATACAGACTTGATGGTAGATGCTGTCTCACCAGCCACAGCACTCATCAGGTCATTACGTACATTCTTAGACAAGTCACGGAATGGTGCTGACTTCTCTTGGATGGTACGCAGGACGCTACGAACACCTGTGTCGGACAAGAAGATAACATCTGATCCTGTGTTCTGGATGGTGTCTCTAGCGATACAGCCGATACCTGTCAAGGAGTCAGAGATCTTAAACACTCCTGCCGAGAGCACATCCTGAGCACCTGAGTACACCAAGATATTGTTCTTACCGAAGATGAACAAGAAGCCGTTATGAGAGGCCAAGCCTGTCACGTTATCAGCACCGTTAGGCCACACTGAAGACACGTCAATAGAGCCTGTAGAACCGTTAATCCACTTGTGACCAGACAGGATGTCCGACCAGTAGATCACTGTCTTCTCAGTGGCTAAGTCAGCAACCCATAAGCGTCCATAGGCAGACAGTACAATGTTACCTGCCGGGACTGTACCTGTGTAGCCTGACTTCTCAGACACACGGCGATAGGTTGTAGTACTGACAGCAGGGTCGAACACCAGAGGATCATGTCCAGACTGGAACAAATACAAGCACTCGTTCAGAGCAGCCATCTGCCAGTTACTACCGGAGATTGTGGGGGCAGTTCCACCACCTCCGTAGGTGAGCATGGTTAAGGTACTACCTACCAGCTTAAAGATCTTGTTGTTACCTGCTACGATAGTGTACTCAGAGCCTGCATCTGTAACCAACTGACCGATAGCTTCTACGTTAGCAGTGCTTAAGTCAGAGTTGCTGGAGTGCTTAGTAACCCATCCTTGACGAGCACCCACACGGCCATACTGGTCAATAACACAGTTAACAGCGGTCAAGGCAAAGCCAGAGGCTAAGTCCAAGGAGCTATCTTGTGTGTTCAGGCCATAGAAGCCCGGTGCTGTAATGCTAAATGTTTGGAGTTGTTGACTCATGGCTTACACAGCCTCCCAAGTCTCTTCCTCAACATAGCGAGAACTTTCAATAGCGATAGCGTCAGCCAAGGAAGCTTTGTACAGACCATAGGCTTCAGAGCTATTCAAACCACCATCTTCACCACGCTCAACCAAGGCACGGGCAAAGGCTCCTAAGACTACAGGCTCTTTAGGAGCAAGCATAGTGTTAGCATCAGATGTCAACTCAGCTTGGGGAATGTACAGGTTAAAGTACAAGGTCAAACCTGCTGTAGGCACAGGGTAGAAGTCTACCTTGGTGTCGCCAGTGGTGTGGATACCGTTGAAGTTGTAGTACATCGGGCCACCAGTATTGCTGTTGTTCAGTAAGTACTGAGACATCAACTTGGTGCTGATGGGGTTAATAACAGACTTGTTGGTGATGTCTTGAGCATCAATGACCTTGAAGCGAGTACCCGAACCTGTTAGCACATAGCCGTAGGTATCAGCCAATGTCTCGATCATCAAGGTATCTGTCAAGGCATTCCATGCGTAGGCATCTTCTACTTGTCGTTTGGCATCATTAACCAACTTACCCACAAGCTTAGATAAAGTATTTTCATTGACTGTACTGACTTCAGGTTCGCGCATACGAATCAGAACGTCATTGACCAGTTCAAGGTATGTTGGCAGTGCCATAACTTAGATTCCTTCTTTCTTAAACAATTCAAAGGTGCAGATAGTACTGAAAGAGCTACCAGCTTCGTCCTGCATCACCACGGTATCGCCCTCCTCAAGTACCACATAAGCCCCTCCATCCATGCGAACGTAGGACTTAGAAGCGATAGTACCATTATGGACATAGATGTCGGCAGATGCACTAGAGTCTCTCCAGTAAGCTGTGACGCTCTTGGTAGATCCTGAGTTATTAAAGATATACATCAAGTTCCACTTAGCGAAGTAGCCAAGAGGAACTGTGTAGATCGTTGTAGCCGTAGCTGCTGTGAGGTTAACACCTACCGATACTGGGCGTGTCATTTTGACTTCTTCTTCTTATCTTTATTCTTCTTGGTACGCTCACCACGCTCAGGCTTACTACGCCCTTCGCTACCGCTGGCCTCGCTGAGGGCAATCGCAACTGCCTGCTTCTGAGGTTTACCTTCCTTGACCATCATGGAGATGTTCTCGGATACTGTCTTATCTGATTTACCCTTTTTAAGCGGCATTGTTATCTCCTTTAGGCCATGTAATTTGTAAAATAGCTAATTCCTCAACCGAAGTGCAAGCTGTGATTGCCGCTTCATTTGCGTCAGATGCCACACGAATGGCAGAACGAGCCGCCAAGGTGTCAGCGTCCACAGGCTTGATGCCTTCAGAAGCACGAACAATCTTCCAGTCAGTAGCCGCCAGCAATGAGCCAGCAGTGGCCTTGACTTGGGCGATCATCTGCGACTTCAAGCCTTTGGAAACCAGACGCTTGGTTGTTGGAACCATTGCTGGTTGACCGTCAACTTCACCAAGTTCCATCACGAACATTGGGTTGCCGTCTTGGTCAACTTCTTCACGGTCTTCCAGTTGCTTGGGATTGCCTACGCCCCACCAAAAACGATCATCGTAAGCAGCAGGGTCTGCAACTTCAGTGATGCCAATGGCGATCTTCTCTGCAAGCGTTGTAAGGCGCAACCAGTTGGAGGGATACTGCACACCGTTATGGGTGAAAGCAGTGTCAATTGCAAGTGGTTTGTCATTCAGTAAAAACATGGTTGTTCCTTATCGTGCGAGAGAGTTTTTAAATGGATGCTCACTGAAAGCGGCATAAATAAATGTGCCTCCAGATGCGTTAACACCAGTGTCAACAGCCCGTGACTTAAATCCGTTGGACAGCAAGTCAATGCTATGGTTTGTGTTTGTCGCTTCAGCATCAGACCAGTTTGGCCGCAAGAAGCTCGACATTGTGTTGAACGTATTACGAGCTGTATCAAAGACAAACCAGTCGCCTGTGCTATCGGTGCGCTTAATCATCACATAGCGAGGACGGAAGCCCGTGAACACAAAAGGCCCGTCAGCAGACCCGTTGCCTGTGTAGCTACCGAATTTCGAGAAGCCTGCGACTTCAGCGAATAGGTAGGCGACAAGGTTGCCGCCAGATGGATTAGCCTCACCAGCAGTGCCAACAGAAAACACAGAAGAAGTTGGTGCTGTGCTATTCCAATTGGTTGTCACAGCAGAAGCCTGTGTTAAGTTCAAATACATTGCGTTTCCAGCGCCAATACTTGCATGGTACACAGCCCAGCTTGATGTGCCTCCACGGTTCTTGGCAATTATCATTTTTGGAGCAACGCCAAGAGAATGACTAATGGTCTGTGCAGAACCCGTCCCCGTATAAGTCACAATGTCAAAGCCAGCAGAGGCGCTTTCTTTCCATTGCCAGCCAGCATATGTAAAGGTTGAGCCGTTGAACTGACCGTTACTGCCCAAGGTGAAGCCACCAGAATCAAAGCTAGACAGCGCCGTTGTTTCTGTGTTCTCTGCGTTGGTTAAGTTTGTCTGTAACCGCTTCTGAACACCGCGAACAGCATCAAAAACTCCGTGATCGTCAGAAGCATTGCGCTTCTTGATCCACACAAAATCAGGTTGCATTGAACCGCTGTTGGTGATGCTTTGTGTTGAGCTGTTACCAGTCCACAGAGACACATCAAAATACTGATTCCCCTTCAGGATAGTAGGTGCTGGCAAGTTCTGAGTGTTCAGAGCCTTGAAGCCTGTTGGTGGGGTATAGGCGAAGGGGCGTTGGCCGAAGTTGACTGCAATGTCGCAAGCGCCACTTGGAGTATCAACATCACTGAAGGCTGGCGTAAACAACCCAGACAGGCTAGTAAAAGCTGTGCCTTGAGTTGTTCCGTTCTTGTAGAACGTCAGCGTTCCAGCATCAAGATCAAGCGCCACGCCAATCACATCGTTGGTCGTGTACGTTGCCCCGTAGGACACGCCAGAATTGTTGTTTACCTTCTGCCCGTTTCCGCTGTAGTAGCCATAAGACGTTGCAGTGCCGCCGACAAGTGTGTCAGTAGTAATCGGTGTTGTTGCCGAACTAATGCCAACAACCATGTATTGACCGCCAGCAAACGTGGCCTCCCAATACCACTTTCCTGAATCAACTGCGATGCTTCCAACTGCTCCAAATGCAGAGCTTGTGTTTGTAGTTACACGCAGATTGGCTTGAGTAATAGTTGTCGCCGATGGCTTGTAACCAAGCGGATTCAGTGTGCAGTAATTCCCCCGCCCATTCCCGCCATCAGCGTACAGCGTAGGCACATCAATCATGCTGTCGTAGGTCGAACCAGCAGTCACCGAGATGTTGTTCGGTGTCCAGTTGTTGCCGTTGCCAGAGTTGTCCTTGCCGATGGTTGTGGCTGTGTTGCTGCTGTTGTCTGAGAAGTTCAGATAGAAGCCGTTTGTGCCGTATGTGCCAGCGTACTTCTTAGGCTTCCATACGCC